CTTACAAATCCGTTTTTTAGTGTTTTTAGACCTACGGAATATTTTGCTAAATCCGTTCTTGAATATAACGCAGGACTAAGTTCCCCACCGGTAAAAGATTTTTGTATATATGTTGTCATAGAAACTCCTTATCTGACATCAAACCAAGAGCAGCTGTCATCTGTTTTAGTATAGCCTTCCGAAGCATTAATTGCTTTTGCTTTAGCTAATATACTTGTATATACGGTAAGACAGTCATTCTGAATACTTCTGTTTCCCGTTATTGCAGGTGCAGCTAAAAATGCCAGATACCAGCATAATGCCATTACAAATTCGGCAGAAAAGAAAGCCTCGTTGCTGACGGATTTTGTATATCTTAAAACAGCAGGTGTCAAATTTGTATTAATAACCTTTTGTCCTAAACTGTTTGAAGCAACTTCAAATTCTACAATTTCATTATTTACATAAGGCACTATTTCCCGCGCAAACAAACAATCATTAGGATAATCAAATTCATATAAGAATTTAGGATTTTGAGGTATATTACCGGTTAAAGAAAGTTCTCTGTACGAATTTGCGAAATTCCAGTCAAAATCTTTTAAAACCTGTTCTCTTGCACTATCATAAAATTCATTTAAAACTACTGTATTTTTATCAGTTTGATTTGAATTATGAAGACCTATGCTGACCCTTAAATTTTTTAAAGTAATATTATAAATTTTTGCTTTTGTATAATTCATTTTTTCTCCTTATAAAAAAGGATATCCGGTATAAAACCGGATATCGATGAAAATGAAAGTTGTGTTATGAATTATTAAACATTATGGAAACTTTCTTCCGAACCATCTACAATGGCGGCAAAAATTGCCCCTGAAGTCGGAGCTGTTCCCGTTACTGTATAGTATAAACGAATATAACCTAAATTACCTTTAGGAAGGAATTTAATAGTACTTACAGTTCCTTTTTTTAATTTTGAAAGTGTAATTGTATGTTCAACCAAATCAACAGGAGTTGTAAATGCTTCATCAACTGCAGTTTGAACTGAAACAGATAAGCTTGTAAGATTATTAAAATTTTCTGCTATCTGGATATAAACTTCAACCGGAGTACCAAAGGCAATTTCTCGTTTACCAAAATCCAGAATATTCTCTGATGCGGCACTTGCAGTTATTGCCTGTTTATTTGACAATAAACCTTGTTCATCTAATATCATTGTATTTTCTCCTTTAACTATATAACTACGGTTTCACCAATAAGAATAAGATCGCACTCGCGGATAGGAATATTTTTATAATGAAGAACATTTTCGTTTAAATATTCCTTAATTGTGAAATTAACATTTGTTTTGTTTTTCAACTGAGCCTCAAAGTGCATTAATACTGTAGAGTTACAATAAATAACAGTTTTACCGGTTTTTGCATATCGTCTTATCTTGTAATAAGCTCTGTTTAATAATGATTCCAAATCAGCAGGATTCTGAGAAGACAGGTTAGAGACACTAATATTAGCAATACGGCAAGTTGAACGCCAATCTCTCACAGAAAGACCAACATCCATCTTGTAGTGATCCTGATAAACTTTCCTTTTACCGCCTGTGGAATTTGTTTCAGTCATAATTCCGTCATCTTTATGCTGAATTCCTGCCTGTGAACCTTGCGGATATAATAATGACGTATGTAAATCACCCCAGGTAATGAACCATATTGAAGTATTAGTTGTACTATTACCGCCCGCATCTATTATGTTTGAACCAATTTTCTTTGTATCAGTGGATTTTTTACCGTATCTGACCGTTAAACCGTCAAAAGCAGCAGCATTTTCTTTTATACTTCCGTAAAAAATTGTTTCCTGAAGCTTTTGGTTCATAGCTTCTATAAAAGCAGATGATTCAGAAAGTCTGAATAATTTTGGATTTTCTGATTTATCAACCAAATCAACATCAACTACGGAGTATGTTTCAAGCATACCTGTTACATCTTTTACTTGTTCTGTTGTAGATTTTGAAGTAGGAACATAACCGTATAAACTTCTGAATACGGCAGAAGGCAAACCTGTTCTGATAGTTGTAATGTGGTTTGAGCCGTCATTACATTGCAGAGCATTTGCATCCTGTAAAACTTCATTTGTTTCTGCCATCATTTCAATTATTTCTGCGGCAATTTTACCGTTTTCGGTTCTTTTGAGTCTGTCTGCCAGAGTCAAATAACTTGCACCTAATGTAGCCATTGTTTTTCCTTTCTTTCGTTATTGCATAGTCGGAAACAGAATATCTTCTCTGTTTTCCTTTGGTAATACAGCACTGCCCATACCGTAAACCTTATCATTTTGCATCTGTTTGCCTATTTCATAGAACATTTTTATGATTTTCGGATGGCAATTAAGTCCGCTTTCCTGAAGAATTTTACGAACTTCACTATCAGCAAATCGAGTATATGCAGTATTAGCAGCACTCAGTGTTTTTGAATAATTAGCCCCGCCCATTTCTCTGTCAGTCATTAAGGCATTTTTATATTCGTTTATTTTCTGTCTTTGTTGTTCAGCCATAGTTTTTGAGAAAGTATCTCCGTTTAACTGTGTCAGCTTTACGGCTAAAGACATTAAGTTATCTGCCCCTTTTTGTGAAAGATTGTATTTAGCGGCTAATTCATTAAATTCATTTAATAAATTTTCATCATAACAATAGTTTTCCGGAAGTTTTACTGCCGAATAATCATAATATTCGGGTTTCCCGAACAAAACTTCATTGTCATCCAAACCTTCTGCTGTTTGTGAATCTTTTTGAGGTTCAAAAGCATTTACCCCCAAACCTAATGTTTGATTTTCTTTTGTTTCGTCGTTTATCATTTTTCCTCCTTTAAGTTATACCTAATCTTGCAAGCAATTCACTACCATAAGCATCAGAGCCTGCAATATTTTTAATAATTTCAGAACTTTGTTTAACCTGTTCTATCGTTTGTTTTTGGCTTTCAGCATTTTCAGCCTGTTGTTTACGTCTTTCCACCTCTTTTGTCGGAACTATCTGTTCCGGAGATATATTGGCATAATCGGCATAATCATCCACTATTTTGTTTGCATTAAGTTTATTTTTAATTGATGAATCAAGAGATTGTGCAAGATTAATCGTAAAAGTGGTAAATCTTTCCATTGCGGATATTTTTACGGCTTTTTGCGCCTGAGCCAAAGTTGATACAAATTCAATATCCATATCAGCCCCGATTATTTCCTGCGGAGGCTCCGGCAAAATCCCGATTTTAGCACATTCAAAATAAACCCAGCTCATTATCTGGCTTAATCCGTTATGAATTTGCTGCAATAATGGTGATAACAGCACCATCTTTTCTTCTTTGAGTTCATTTACCTCCGTAGCGGTTCTTGAACGTTCGGCGGTATTTAAAATCATTGCAAACAAATCATTATAGAAGATTTCCTTTATGGATTCTTTTAATTTATCAATAATAGAATCGACTTCCAAAATACGGGGATTTACTTCATAAATCGGAGAAAGCCCTCTGCCGTTTTCATCTTCTTCAATAAATGCAGCGGGAGCATCTATCATTTTTTTGTTTTTTAAACTTGCCGGACCTTTATAGGTAGGGCTTATCATTTTTTTAATAGCCTTACCTTCATCAAGCACCATACTCATTAACTGCTTAACATCGGGAAGCGCATTTACACCCGGACATTCACTCGGATATACATCTTCCCCGTTAACCTCGGATTCAAATACGGCATAAGGAAATTTATCAAACCCACTTACGGAAAGGAATTTTTCTTCTTTTGAATTTTGTTCATAATATACGGAAATAAATTCTTTATCCTTTGCCCAAACGGATTCCGGCATAAATTCTTTATTCGGTTCAACAAAATGAACAACTTCAAACATTTCCTCATATCTGTTATTATGTATAGCATTTAGGACTTCTTTTGATACATTTTCTTCTCCGAATTTATCATACAGATTTTTTGCAGTTTCCATATAAACTCTGCATATCGTATCAACTTCACCTTTTTCATTTTTTGCAAGTCTGTATGAGCCCACAGGAAGCAGATGACATCTTAAAACAGTATTTTCATCG